ACGCTCATCCACACCGAGAGCGCCCACATGGCGGCTGAAGCCGCCGAACAGGGATACCGGGAAACCGGTGTCCAGTCCTATCGGTTCGAGGCGGCACTCGACCTCAAGACCTGCTCGGTGTGCGGCGCTCTGGATCAGCGCGAGTTTCCGCTCGCAGAGCACGAAACCGGCATCAACTATCCGCCGCTGCACCCGCGCTGCCGGTGTACCACCGTCCCGGTGACGGAGTTCCGGCTCGGCAGTAAGCGTGCCGCCAGAAATCCCGCGACCGGCAAGACCGAGTATGTCGAGAAAAAGCTGACGTATGAGGAATGGCATAAGAAATATGTTGAAAACGACCCGGAAAATGCTATACTGGAATTGAGCAAGCGCGAAACAAGCGCACTGCAAAAGTATATCAGCGCAGAAAGCTACCCGCTGAACGACAAGCTACGCCGCGGCGAACCGCTCAGCGAAGCAGAGCAGCACTGGACGGAACGACTTGACAAGGCGCTGGATAAACTTCCGGTGTATGAGGGAACGGTATATCGTTCTCTGTCAAGCGACATGATACCGGATAAAGCTGCCTTTCTGGCAGCGCATGAGGTTGACGCGATCGTTACATATGACGCATACACGTCTACTTCTACGGAGGTATATGACCCGGATATGGATATTCAGCTGGTTATTCAGAGCAAATCCGGCCGAGATATGCGCGGTATCAACACAATCGAAAAGGAAATCCTTTTCAAAAGGAAGTCGCGTTTCATTGTTGACAGAAAGGAGGGCGACACCATATGGCTGACAGAAATTTAACCTTTGAGGACTTCAAGAGGCTGCCACCCGAGGAACGCAGCAGGCGATACGAAGAACTGTCCGACCATGACAAGTTTCTGGCACGCTGTTCGCAGCCGTCGGGCGTCCATGGTGTGCTGTGCAATACCTGTATCCATCGAAAGCGGATATGCTGCAAGGCGTTTCCGGACGGTATCCCGGGAGAGCACATGAATAAGCTGGACGCGGATCCAACAATCGAATGCGCACCGGGCATTCACTATCAACCGAAGAATTAACCACCAAGACAACCGTCAAGGTGGTTTTTTCATACCCATTTTTCGATGAAAGGAGCAAAAAACAATGGAATTTCTCAAAACCCTTTTTGAAAAGGGCGCACTGACCTGGGAGCAGTTCCAGCAGGCGGCAAAGGACGCAAAGTTTGAGGTGGTCAACGCTGCCGGCGGCGCTTACGTTCCCAAGGCCGACCTTGATACCAAGGCACAGGAGCTGACCACGGCGAACAACACCATCAAGGACCTGCGTGCCACCGCAAAGGCGTGGGACGGAAAGGACCCGAAGAAGCTGGAGGACGACCTCAAGGATCTCCAGACCAGGTACGACACCGACACCGCGAACATCCGCCGCGATGCGGCGATCGACCTTGCGCTGACCCGTGCCCATGCACGCGATCCGCAGCTGACCCGCGCGGCGCTCTCGATGGACGACATCAAGATCGGCGCGGACGGCAAGATCACCGGCCTTGACGCGCAGGTCGAAAGTCTGAAAAAGGACAAGGCGTGGCTGTTCGAGGAGGACGGCGCAGGCCAGTCCGGCAAGCAGGGCGACAAGGGCGGAAACCCGAACGGCGGTCAGGGCGGCGGCTACAATCCGCAGTCCGGCGGCAACCCGAACACGGTAAACGACCTCGGTTCCGCTCTCGCAGAAGTATACAACACCAACGGCTAACAGAAAGAAGGAATGAAAATGCCTATCACTCTCGCACAGGCAAAGGTCGGCATGGCAAACCATGTGGACCAGCAGGTTATTGATCAGTTCCGCCGCGGCTCCATGCTGCTCGAGGCACTGACCTTTGACAACTCGGTATCTCCGGGCACCGGCGGCTCTACGCTGACCTATGGCTACACTCAGCTCAAGACCCCGGCAGGCGCGGACTTCCGTGACATCAACACCGACTACACCGAAACCGTAGCCGACCGCGAAACCAAGTCGGTTGACCTCAAGATCTTCGGCGGTACGTTCAAGATCGACCGTGTTCTGGCGAATACCGCGAACGGCCAGATCAACGAGGTGCAGTTCCAGCTCGAGGAGCACATCAAGGCGACCACCAACCTGTTCCACTACACCGCCATCAACGGCGACAAGGGCACCAAGGGCTTTGACGGTCTGGACACGCTGCTTGTCGGCACTTCCACCGAGATCAATGCCGACGCATCCAAGGCGATCGACCTGTCCACCTCGGCGGCGATCGACACCAACTACAAGACCGTGCTCGATATGCTCGACGAGTTCCTGTCCGAACTGGACGGCGTGCCGAACATGCTCATCGGCAATGCGGCGCTGCTGACCAAGATCCGCTCCTGCGCCCGCCGTGCCGGTTATCTGACCCACTCCGAGGACGCTTTCGGCCGTCAGATGAGCGGTTACAACGGCATTCCGTTCATGGATATGCAGTATTACTACGACACCGCCGAGAAGAAGGAAAAGCCGGTCGTGCCGATCACGTCGCGTGAATACGGCGCGTCCTCGTCCAAGACCACCGTTACCGGTCTGACCGATCTGTACGCTGTCCGTCTGGGTCTGGACGGTTTCCACGCCGTATCTCCGATGGGCGGCAAGGTGATCTCCACCACGCTGCCGGATTTCTCTACCGCAGGCCCGGTCAAGGCCGGTGACGTGGAAATGGTAGCGGCAACCGTGCTCAAGAAGTCTCGCGCTGCCGGCGTGCTGCGCAACTTCAAGGTAAAGTGAGGGAACTGCCATGTACAAGATCAAGGCACCGAGCGAGGAGTACGACCGCAAGATCGGCGGCGTGCAGTTCGTCAGTGGTGAGGCGCAGACGGATAACGAGTGGCTTGCAAGCTGGTTCTCCGGCCGTGCGGGCTTTACCGTGGAAACCGTGAGCGCCGAGGAGGAAACCGAGCCGACCGAGGACAAACCGAGGGGGAAGCGCAGAAATGACAAGGGAAACGCTGATGCTGCGGGCGCAAAGTCTGCTGCCGAACCTGCCGCAGGAAACGCTTGAGTTCGCCTGCGATCTGGTGCTCGAGCAGATCTGTAACTACTGCAATCTGACCGAGGCGCCGGACGGCCTGACGAACACCGCAGCGCTTATGGTGCGCGGCCTGGTAAACAGCGTACAGCTCCAGAACGAGAATATGCAGCCCGCCGCAAAGGGCGTGTCCAGAGGGGATACGTCCTTTTCCTTTGCAACCGCAGCGGAACAGCTGGCGGCGCTAGCAAGCTCGGGTGACTTCCTCACCGACTACAAGGCGCAGCTGAACGCCTATCGAAAGATGAGGTGGTAGTATGCTCGGCAATCCGGAGCTGGAGCGTGCGCTGCTCGAGCAGACCTATGACGGCGTGATGACCGTCACCGGCACAAGCAAACAGGAAGTGGGCGGCGAAACCGTTGTTACGCGGTGCTGCACGAGAATATCCCGTGTGCGTTGTCGTTTTCCGGCACACCGGACAGCAAGACCGACGCGAACAGCGGTCAGATCAGCTATCAGGCGACGATCTACTGTGCGCCTGATCTGGCTGTTCCGGCAGGCTGCCGCCTTGCAGTTCAGCAGTACGGCGTGACCTATCGGCTGAAATACAGCGGCGAAAGCGCGGTCTATCCGACGCATCAGCAGCTTTCCGCCGTCCGAGAGGAGCGAGCGTAATGGCAAGCTGGGGAAGCTGTGATTTTCACGAGCTGCGCGACTTAAACGAACGCATTAAGGCCGCCGCCAGCGAACCGGAGATGGACGCTTTCTACACCGGCCTGCTCGATGAGATGATGAACGGCCTGCTGACCGACGTCAAGGAGCTGACACCGGTTGACCGCGGTCATCTGCGGCGCAGCTGGTTCATCACCAAGGCGAAGCGCAGCGGCAAGATGTACCACGCGGATATTTATAACAATATCGAGTATGCACCATATGTCGAGAACGGCCACCGGCAGGAGGTCGGACGGTACGTTCCGGCCATCGGCAAGCGCCTTGTGAACGGCTTTGTCGAGGGCAGGCATATGCTGCGCGAGGGTCTGCTCGACTTCCAGAAAGAAGCGCCAGACTTTATCAAGACCAAAAGCGAGGAATTTCTCAGCCGCATGATGGAGGGCAAATGATTAACGTAGTACAGGAAATCGTCGATAAGCTGCGCACGGTTTACCCATCGGCGC